TCCGTGTTGCACACAACGGGAATCGTATCGTCAAGGTTAGACGGTACGATCATTAGGTGGTCGCGCCCTGCAGATGCGGACGATTGATCGACACAACAACGGTCGAAACAGTCGAGGCAATGGTAGCAAGGTTGGCCGAGCGAGCGCCAAGGAGCTGCTTGCCAGAAGCCGCCGTGGGCATAATACGGCCCGTGGTGGCAGACTGGTAAACGGCAACCTGGGCATTGACGGCAACGGCGGTCTTCTTGACAACCGCGAGGCCGCCAATCTGATACCAGCCAAACAAACCGGCAGTGCAAGCCGACATCGCAACGGCCACCGGGGTCGCCTGATTGGCCGTATTGGCCGACAGGGCGGTCTGGTAGGTCGTGGCATTGTAGCTGACAAGCGAGCCAACCACCGTGCTGGCAACGCCAACAAGGAGGATAAATTCGCCTTCGCCATAGGTCGGGTCAAACGCGCGGCAAACCATGCCGAGAGTCGCCGGGGGCGTGGGAATGGCAGAAGTGCCATTCGCCATCGTCACGCCGGAGTCAGTATTCGCAATCTGGAGAAGACCAGCGCGATTTTCAGTAAATGAATAAGCCATGTTGAATTTCCTTCTTAGGCAATCAGAACACCCTGGAACTGCGAACCGGAGCAGGTCAGATTGCCCGCCCAGCCGATCAGCTTCACGATAGCGTCCTGGTTAACCGCCTGGCGCTCGCCGCCAATCGGAACAAAGTTGCGGTCCACATGCGGGCGGAACATCAGGTACTTGGTGTTCAGGAACCACATATGGTTGGCAGTCGCGGCATTGCCGATACCACCGTCAAGCACAACGTCCGACGCCATACCAGCGCCGTAATACTTCAGCGAGGCAAAGCCAGCGCCAGCCATCGACGAACCGGAGTCCGAGATGCGCTGGATGGACTGCAACGACTGCAGATACAGGCGATAGTAGTTGTTGTCGGCCACGATCAGGTCAGGCTTGTCCGTACCACGGATAAGCTGAACGGCCAGAGCATCCATGTACTGCTGGATGTTCGAGGCAGTAACAGCCGAGCCGCCGTTGGTCACGCCAGAGTAGGCAACCGACTGCCAGAACGAGAACGAAGCGCGGTTGATGCCGCCATACGTTCCGCTGGTCGGGGCGTCAGGAACAGCAGCGCCGAGGCCGGTGATGTTCTTGCCGCTGTTGCCAGTGCCGTCCAGGTAGATGTCGCTGCCGATGCGGTTAGCCAACTGGGCTTCCGCAACATTCATACGGCCATCCAACAGGTCAATAATCGCTTCCTTACCGGAGTTCTGGATCATTTCCAGGCCGGAAATGGTGATTGCCGAGGCGTACTGGGTGATGGAGAACTGAGCAGCCGAAATGGGGCTGTTCTGGGACACGTTCAGCACTTCATAGCCAGAATAGCTATTGGTGTTGTTCGTGGTGCTGTCATTGTACATGATTTCCTGCAGAATGACGTTACCGCCGCTGAAGGTCTTCACGTTGCCCCGGTCCTTCAGACGACGAAGGAGGGCATTGTTGTTAGTCACGTTGTCGGCCAGTTCACCGCTGCGGCTCTGAATATTGGTCGCAATGATGTCACTGATCGAACTATTGGCGAAAGCCATTGGGTAGTCCTTTCATCAGTTTATCAAAAACGCTCGTTCACACTGTCGAATTGTTCGAGCAGCATAGAGCGTCTATCTTGCGCTTTGGTCGTAGTCTTGGTGCCGGGTGTGGAACTTTTGACGCTAACCGCTGCCGCCTTAGCCGCTTTCGCAGCCCGATTGGCCGATGATGCTTTTTGAGCCGCAGCTTCTGCCTGTGAGCGTTGCTGGGTCTGCTGGAAAAGATCATCGTTAAGGCGAATAGCCTTTTCATAGGCTTCTTCTAACGTACCCGCCACGCCGCTCTGTAGGAGCTGAATCATGGTCGGACGCGCTTCTTCAAAATACTCTGCCTTGGTCGCAAAATTATTGATTTCACCCAGCAGAGATTGGTTTTCAGCCTGTTCCTGCTGCTGTTTGAAACTTATAATCTCGCCGCGAACGCTGTTTAATTCGTTCTGGAGAGCATAATAATTTGGGTCAACCGGTCCCACCTGTGAGTAAGGATCGACTTCACCCAAATTAATTCCGTACTGACTTGCCAGATTGGCAAGATAGGCCCGTTTCTGTTCTGGCGGGCTATAGCGAAGGGCGTGGTCTGCCTCCATGAGCGCCTTGATGGCGCGAGGGGCATCAATACCAAGACCCTGAATTGTGGTCATATAAGGCTGAATAGCCTCGTTGATCTGGTCGGCAAACTGGGCTTTGGACCGCAGCGGCTCAATGCCAGCCCGCATTTCCTGCTCGCGCTGATAGGCGTATTCCTGCAGGCGGGGATCGGCACTCTGCCAGACTTCGTGATAATCGGGTTTCCAGGAGGAAGGCGGGCGCTTCCAGACGGGTTCTTCAACCGCCGGGGCCTCGTCAGGCTCGGCTTCTTCCTTGGCTACAAATTTGCCGTTGGAAGCGCGGGGCTTGGATTCTTTGGGTTCTGGCTGTTCGTCAGCCTGCATGTCGTCAAATTGCTGGGCCAGCAGTTCTTTACGGTCAATGCCCTTGTCGTCTTCTGGAATGATCTGATCTTGGGTGTCCAAGTTCATCGTCTCCTAAGTTGATCTAAAACTCTGTCGCATTCCCTGTCGGTAACATTAAAAAGCTGTTCCCGCAGAATCTGCCTACGTTTTTCCTTTGACATCGGGGTTGGAACCTTTGGCTCCATTTTCTCATTTCCGACTTCAAAGCAGTTATGACGGCGTAAATGTTCCCTGTGATGAGAACGCGAAGTAATCATACTGCCGTCAACCATGCTCTTATACGGTTGAATGTCAAGCATTATTTGGTGCTTTGCTTTGCTAGTCTTGTCGAGTTCTTCACGAACCCATGTGAGTTCTTCATCCTGATACTCAGCCAGCAAGCCTTTGCGGTCATATACAGCGCGGTATCTGCTCATAGAAGCACCATCAAATCTTCATCTTCCATTTCTAAATATTCATTCCAAAGCCGTTCAACACGATCCAAGTCTTTGATAAATCTATCAAAATCAATTGTTGGACCGAATACTTGATTTTTATTGTCTTTTTGCTTGTCGATTACTTCAAAGCCAGCCGTAAGTTCTTCCGCAAGGTCTGGCTTGCCCTCAACAATACGTTCGTAAGCGGCAATAATATCTTCGCGCTTTTTTGCAAGCCTTTGATTTTCCTCGTCAAACCGCTTTTTTAGCTTTTTGTGGTAATCACCATCATGGGTATCATCAACAATGATGATTGGGGCAGGGACATAAATAACATTGCCAACCGCACCCGTAGCTTCAACCCCTGTCAGGGCTACCGTGACACCGCCAAACCCTACGCTTCCGACTTGGCCTGTGGCGGCATTGCCAGTTAGCAGGTCTGCATCAGTCTCTAAAACAGTTCCGACCGCGCCCGTGGCCTGTGCGCCGGTCAGCGTTGTCGTATTGACGGGGCTGGCGGTCCCTACAGCGCCCGTGGCGGCGTTTCCGGTCAGGGCCTTAGTATCAGACGGGGTAACCGTCCCGACCGCCCCCGTGGCTCCTGCGCCCGTCAGGGCAACGGTAATTGCGCCTACGCTGACGCTGCCGGGCGAACCCGTAGCGGAATTGCCCGTGATTGGGAGGCTATCCCAAAGGGCTGTGTCCCATGTGCCTGTGTCCCACGGACCCTGCGCGGCCATTAGGCAATGCGAATAAGGGCATTAGTTGCGTCATTGGTCGGCATGGTCAGCGTAAACGTCCCGGCGGTCACGGTCTGCGAGCCAAACGTATGAGCCGAAATGGCCTTATTGCTCTGCGTCGAATTGTAAATCAAAACGCAATCAAAGGCCGTGGTCAGCGTGACGGTCGTATAGGTAATGCTGGCCGAAGGGGTCCAATAGCCGGTCGTGCCGCTGGTCGTGGGTGCCGTGGCATTGGTGACAGTAACGCCGCCCGCCGAATAGCCCGTACCAGTTACTTCGCCCGTAGCGGAGTAGGCGGTAGTGGCAGCGCTAATAGTGGCCGAAGCCAGGTATAGCGCGGCCTTGATTGTATCCGCCCCGGTCCCGGCCCGCGTAACGGTCGTGCCAAGTGCATGAATACCCGAAAGAATTTCGCCCTTAAAGGACGTACACATTGCCTGAGTATTGCTCACGAAAAGCCTCCAATTTCAGAAAAAGAAATCATGGGTTTTTTAAGATGCACATGGACCGAACGATGAACCATTTCATCGCCATCCCAGTATTCCACCCATTTTGTTAGTTCATTGTCATCTTCAAACTGGCCTTCGCGCCTTTCAAGCAACGCTTCGTCCATATCGCCCTTAGTCGTTGTAATCACTGCATAATCCCCTGCGGAATGGCCGGAACAGGTTCAACACCCACGGCCCGACCATCGGGACCACGCACGATCCGCTTGGGCGCACTGGCCGCCTGAAGGACATCATGGAGCTTCTGCATGGCTTCGCCGTGCATGTTTGCCATGTTGTTATGGGCTTCGGCCATATGATCCATAGCCTGACGGACGTTGTGGCCCAAGTCTTCGGTAATGGTCTGTGTGGCCGCCTGCTGAGCTTCGATCATGGGCAAATCCATGCCGGGATTGGCGGCAATGCGGGCGACCATGACCTTGGTTGCAGCCTCAAGTTCAGTCTTCCAGCGGTCAAACTGTTCCTTGGCGGCCAATTCCTGCATTTTAAGCTGGGCCTCATGCTGTTGGCGCTGACTTTCCATTTGCGCTTCCATCTGGGCTTTCATCTGCTCAATCTGCATGTCAGCCTGGGCGCGAGCCTGCTGGCTCTGAACATCAGCCTGTACCTTGGCCTGTTCAGTCTGCTGCTGAGCCTGAATCTTCATCATTTCAGGGCTGGGCTGCGGGTTATGAGCCTTTTGGGCGCTGGCCTGAACCATCTGCTGCAATGCAGCGTCAATCGACCCTTCAATGGTCTGAGCCTGTTTAAACCCTCCAATGCCAAACTTCATAACGTCCATAAGCATCGGCACCATTTCCGGCGATGCCTGACCAGCCGGGACAGCTTCGCGCAGGAAGTTGCTGAACGCCGTCAGAAACTCAACGCGGTCCTGCTTGTTCTGGTTTTCGTCAAGCTGAACAAGGCTATCGGCAGCGACTTGGATGCGGAACGAACGGAGTGGGCTATCCTTTATCAGTTGCAAGGCTTGCGGGATCATCTGCTGATCTGCAGGCGACATTTGTTCAGCCGCAGCTAGATGAAGGATAGTTTCAGGTTGGAACTTGGTGCAGATAATCTGCGCCTTCAGTCGGAGTAGTTCGCTCGCAAAGAGTGCAACGCTCTCCTGCATAGCTCGCAGTCGCAGGCCAGCATATTGTCCTTTAAGCTGTTGGGCCGTGGCGGATTCAGAAGCCGCGCCAGCGCCGCGCAGAATGTCTGAAATGCCCGTGATTTCATAAATCTGCCCCTTGATGTTGGATTGAGCCTGATAGCAATTGATAAGCGCGGAGGCCAAAGTCTCAATGGGGAGAAGGTCAATGGACCCCTTCAACCCACCCTTCTCACTGAAGGCCATCCATTTATCGACGGGGATCAACGTATTGTTGTCCCCTTCCGTCAACAAACGCTGCAGTGCGGGCTGAGAAGCATCGTACACACCACGGACGCGCAGGGATTTGACCAGACCATCAATGCGGTCAGTCAGAATGTCGAGTTCATTGGCCTGATCCTGATACAGAATGAAATCAGGCACCGGAACAAGGCTATCGCTCGTTGTCGTGGCAAACAGGGGCTTGGCGCACGGAAAGAAGCCTTCAAGGCCAAGCGGGTCGTCGCGCTCATCCAGCAAATCGACCCAGTTTTCCATGAGCCAGTAAACCTTGCCGGTTTCCTTGTCCCACAGTTCGCAAATCTTGGCCTTGTCATTGGGCTTTTCGCGCTGGCCGTATTTGGTCAGACCGTCCGGGCTGCTATTGAACGGAATCTTCTTGGCAATCTTTTTGCCAAACCGCTCCGCAACGGCTTCCTTGGACATATAAACCCAGCGCCAGACCTGGGTTACTTCTTCCCAAGTACGCGCACAAGAATGTCCAAAATCCCGCCAATGAACGTAATCTGTGGGGGCGCACTCGTAGTCAATTTCTTCAGGGGGGCCATCGTTTCCAGCGGTTTGATTGTGGACATCGCCGCCTTCTTCTTTGGCTTCGCCTTCTTCGATGTCTTCGGTGATTTGGTAACCATCTTCGGGTACGTCCTGTTGTTTGATATGCGGGTCATAGCGCACCCACGACACGCCGCGCCCGCCAAGGAACCGATCCTCAACTGAATGACGCATGGCTGAACGAAAATCAGGATAATGCTCAATTTCGTAATCAAGCGCCCGCTCAATCAGCAAAGACGCAACGCGGCCAACGGGGTCATTATCGCCAAAGCGCCGGGAAACATCGGCCTTGGGCAGACGGGCATACACAGCCGGAACTAGTGTCTGGACGTTGGACCAGAGGATATTGAACCGCGCGGCATCATTGGTCATCCCGGTGCCGGTATTCTGGTCATCCC